AAAACTATTTTGATTATCACTTAAAAATTATAATGAGCAGAACAAAACAAACTGTAAAATAGGTTCCTAAAAAGGTTTCAACTCCAGCTGTAAAAAAATCATAGAATAGCAAGGCTATCAAAAAAGCTTCTCCCAAATAAAATAAAACTCCTGTTGTAAAATTTCCTCAGCCTTTTTGTCGTTATGTTGTCGCAAGGCGACACGAAGATTGTCATTCTCTAAGGCAATGTTGGGATCAACTAAATATTTCTCACAGAGAGCCATAAATTGAGTTTTCGTCATTTTCCTTCCCCCCTATGGTTGAGCGTGTCTTTAGTCCCCCTGCTCCAACTGTTTGAGCAATTTCGCAGCAAGTATATGGGCTTCTTGGAGCATGGCCAGTTTTTCAAGAGCGACGCTATCCCCTTGGCGGATAGGCAAGTCTATAGCATCCCGGAAATAGCATATTGTTTCCCCTAAGCACTGCTCCAAGCGATCAATCATAGCCAATTGCTTTGTCACAACACTCCCTCCTTGGTTGAGCATGTCTATAGGTTGCAATCAATAATTTGTGGACATCCCGCATTATGAAATCCATATGCATCAACGATTCCACAACCGGTGCATGCTTGACATGAACAAAGAATATTTCCACGTCCATCACATCCCCATTCATTGTCGAATCCACATTCAAAGCATTTACCAGGAGTTACGTTGCGCCATCCTGTGAATACTGTTTTCATAAAATCCTCCTTTGGTTGAGCCTGTTAATCACGTCAATTTACGCATGCACCAAACAAGTGACGCAAATCCCATGCCATTCGCCTTACCCCCGCAAAATCAAGGCCAACAGCCTATCAACTCCCTGTTTTGTGACAGTTTTGACAATTTTGACAGTGACAATTTGTCACGGTGTCACATGTGCACAACTTGCACATGCACCAAAAATGCACACCCTAAACGTGCACATGTGCATAACATGCACGCGCTCTTGACAAGCCTGTTCCCTCGTGCTACTCTAAGCCAGAGCTTGCACACCATGATGCGTTGTTTATGCGGCAGATGGTCGATTAATGGCACCTGCTTATTCTGTGAGCAAAATCAACCAACAACAGCCAGCCAGCGCGACCACATACACGGGCTGGCGGGCAATCTGCGCCCGCATGGGCTGGACCCTCAACCAATTTCGGCACCGCGTCCAACACGTAGGATATCCAGCGATCAAAACACCAACCGGCCACGGAAAATGGCAGTGGACGATCAACGAAGCCCTGATAAGGACATGGCAACAAAGCCTGGTGGAATTGGAACAAGAGAGACAGGCTGCCACCGCCGGGCACAAGCGACGGCGCACACGCGAGGCCAACCAAGCCTTGGCCAAAATGGGCTTGTTGCAGAAATAGAACTGCGTTCTACAAAAAAGGGGGGGTCTCAGTGACAGCTTGGTGGTGGCGGAGAATGAAATGGAAAAGCTGTTTGACTGAGTAGAACGGCCTGTAAGTGGTTGATTTTGTTAGACCCCTAGACAGTGTATCAATATATATATAGGTTAAGGTTCTGCTCCGCCGCCAACAACAACGGGTGCCCGCGGGCTGGCGTGTGTGGCACGGAACTTGCATGACCAGGGGGGAGGGGCCTGTTGGCGTGTGTGGGTGGGCAAGACCGGGCTAGGAGGTACAAACAAATTTTTAACATTTTCCCGTGAGGCGCTATGAGAGAACAAACCAAAACTGAGTGGGTGAAGGCTGAAATTAGGCGCATGGTGGGTGATGCTGTGTCCTATATGGTTCAGGTGGGGGGCAAGCTGGAGCGCGTGGTTGAGCTGGAGTCGGATCGGGAGATTGCGCGGCGGTTGGGGGGTGTGGATCGCACAACGGTGCAGCGGGCGCGTCAGGAGCTTGAGGCGGAGGGCGCGATTGGGGGAGCTGTTGAGGTGTGGCGTCGCCCACAGGAGTAGCGGGATGCAGCTTCGCATTAGGTTGCAGCGCGAGGGGGCCGACATGCTCAAGCTCATGGCGCACGATGCTGGCGTGGGGGTGGGCGACATGGCGGAGGTGTTGATTTATGCAGGACTTGGAGGGTGGTTGCGTGACAAGGAGGTTCAACAAGGAGCTGCTGAGGTACGTGCTCAGGTCGCCCGTGCTGCACATGGGGGGGTGTTGCCTGGTCGGATCGGTGGCAATGATTTTGATAGGTAGTTGGGTCAGGGGGTGCCTATGAAAGAAATGATGGATGAGTTTGTTTTTTGTTTGGGTGTGCTGACGGTTTTGGGGTTTGTGCTTTTGGGGATATATAGCGTGATCAGGGTGGGTGACTTGATTAGGTGGTTGATTGGTGTATAATCCCAAAGACATAACGGCCAAAATCGCCAGCAAGGTTAACTTGGTGGAAGACCAAGCACACGCCCAAGCCATTTTGCGCAACTGCGCCACGTCAATCAAACGGCTGAGCGAGGGCTTGGCCAATGTGGACCTCGGAGGTGTGTCTTGTGACAAGTGTGGCCGCAAAGGGTTGGGGGCCGAAGCTTTGGGCAAAACCTTGGCGTACACCACCAAAAGTCTTGACGGCATCTACCGGCTCATGGAGTTTGCGGAGGGCAATGCGGACAGCCGGGCCGAAGTGGTGGGGTTGAGCGACCTGCTCAAGGTGTTGACCCCGGAACAGTTTGAGACATTTCAGGGATGGGTGGGTGCAAGTCGTGAGAGTTTAGAGCTGGAAAAAGATGACGCATGAGCCTTGAGCATGAGATTCTTAAAGAACGATACCGGCGAGATGCACATGCTTTTATTTTCGAGGGGGTTCGGACAAAAGACGAACATGACCTTGATGCTCCGGTCAAGCGGTTCCCGAACGAACAGTGCCTTCGTGCCACACTCGACCTGTATCTCGTGTCGGGCAAGCTACTCGCTCCTCAAAAGGCCCGCTGGGCACTTGAGGCTGGCATAGATGGTGCGTTTCTTGACCACATTTCCCACACGGGCATCTTGTTCATGGAGAAAAGCAGGCACGTCATGGCGACATGGCTCACCTGTGCGTACCTCCTGTGGAGGGCAAGGTCGTTTCCCCACCAACTCATCATAGCGCAGTCCAAACGGGAAGAAGATGCGGCGGCATTGGTTTATGACAAAGAACCTGGACAGGGGCGAATTAGTTTTCTCGAAGTCAGTCTTCCCGAAGACTTGCAAATATGCAGATTCCCAAGGGACGGCAAATACTGTCACATCTACTTCCCAAACGGCTCCCACATCTGGGGCATACCCGAAGGGGGGCACATTATACGTTCGCACAACCCTAGTGTCGTGTTCTCGGATGAAGCCGCATTTCAACCGGAGTTTGGCAAGGCATACACAGCCGCTCTCCCGGCCATTACCCATGGGGGGCAGTTGATAGTGGTGTCCAGCGCGGAACCCAGCGAATTTATGCAATTAGTGGAGGCAGATGTATGAAAATCAAACATGGTGTTTTCGTTTGGATACTTTTTCTTACCTTGACTCTTGCGGCCCCGGTCATGGGGGCGACATTGAGTTGGGTTGACAATAGCCCCGACGAGCTTGGGTTTATCATCTACCGACAAAGCACTCCCTTGGGTCCATTTGTCGAAGTGGGGCGAACCGGCATCAACATAACTACCTTTGTTGACCTAAGTGGCGTTAAGGGCGATTGTTGGCGGGTAACGGCGTTCAACCAAAACACATTGGGTGTGGAGCAAGAATCTCAACCCTCCAACCACGATTGTTTGAAGCAGGGCAAGCCCACCGGTCCCAGCACGTTGGGCGTTGCTCCGTGACAATTCCCGGTTACACCAATCGCATTACCGGCGGTGGAGTGGGGGTGTTGCGTTATCATTACTCTGCCGACAGCAACAAGCGTCCAGGCACAGCGGTGGGCGATCAGTGGCTCACGGAAGAGTCCAGAGCCTACCCCATGGGCATGGAGGACCCCCGTTGGCAAAAGGAAATGGAAATCAAGTATGGGGCCATGGGGGGGCAGTACCTGTTCCCACGTTGGGAAACTTGGAAAAACAACGGCCATATCGTAATCGATCCCTACGAGCCTATAGGTTGCCGACTGTACGGGAGTTACGATCATGGTTGGTTCAACCCCGCCTCGTTTCACGTCCATGCCGTGGACGGGGATGGGGTGATTACAACCATCTGGGAGATGTACGGGGATCACATTCCGGTCCACCAGATTGCTCAAATCATAAGGGGGAAAGATGGGTTTGACGAAAGCGGAAAGAGATTTGCGGGCTGCCCTTACACAGACCTCAACTTCACTATTGCCGATCCTAGCATCTGGCGGGAAGATCAGCCCCAACACAATGGCCCAAATAAAAGTGTTGCGGCGATATTTAGAGATTGCAATGTCTCGCTCATCCCGGGAGAACGCGGAGGCGATATTACAATCGCAGAGTGGCTCATGGGATGGTTCTGGAAAGACCCTACTAGCCCTAGATACCGCATCACCTCCACCTGTCCCAAGCTCATTTGGGAAATAGGGCAGCAAAGGCGCAAAGAGTTCAGTGCTCAAGTCGCCCTGAACCGCAGCCAGCCCGAAGAGTTGGTGGACAAAAATAACCATGCATGGGACGACCTTAAATACTTTCTCAAACGGTTTCCGCCGCCGCTCACACACCGCAAACCCGAACTACAACCCAATACGTTTGGATGGTGGAAGAAAAACATGCAACGAGCACAAGCGGGTAGCCCCATGAGAACATACCGGCATATGGTGGGATGATTTAGAAAATGGCAGAATCGACAGAACTCCAATCGGATACTCAGTTTGATGCAGGGGGCTCACCCGAAGAGCAGGTTTTGGATGTCAAGCTCCATGCCAAGTGGCAGGCTCGCATCAGACGGGCCAAAAAGCTCCGGGAAGACTGGGAGCGTGACTTTCATGTGGAAGAGTGCGAGAACTTCTACTTGGGCAAGCAGCGGGCACCCGGCGACAACTCATCTCGTGTCCTCAACCACTTTTTGAGCATTGTGAGGGTGACGCAGCCCAACTTGCTGTTCGATGACCCCAAATTCCTGGTACGTTCCAAGCCCGGGCGTTCCCCGCTGGTCGAAAATCAGGCCGATGTGGCCGAGGGCGTGTTGGAGGCGGTCACAAAACAGGACCAAAACCTCCAAAATGCAGCTCGGTTGGCCCTGCTTCAGACCTTTTTTCGTGCCGGGGTGCTCAAGATCATTTACGATCCAAGATTTGAGTCCAACCCACAGGCCGGGGAGCCCATTTTGCAACGTGATCCCGACGGCAATCCGGTGCGTGGCCCCATGGGTGAGCCCATGCCCGAAATTGACCCCTCAACGGGGGGTCCGGTCCTAGAATCGGACTTCATCATTAGCGATGAGGCGTATCGATTTGAGTGGGTGGACGCCAAAAACATGCTTTTTCCCAACGAGGGTCCCGACATGAGCAAGTGGACCTGGGTGGGGGAGCAGATAGAGGTAACGTTGCAGGAGGCCAGAGAGGATGAGCGGTTTCCTGACCACCTCAAGGCCCATTTCAAGCCTTCTGGCAAATCCGAAGACCGACGTTCCGAACATGAGGAGATCGATGAGAGCTCCAACCCGGACGACCAGCCGTTCAGATACACTGAGGTGTATGATATCAAGACCAAAAGGTGGATGATTTGGGCCGAAGATGAGGGGTTTAAGGAGCCCTTGCTTGATCAGCCCTTGCCGGATGGTGTCGAAGACCACCCATACGCCATCATGCCTGGATGGATACCCATTTTGGGACCCGAACCCCTGCCCTGGCCATTGCCATACACCCAGCCATGGCTGGACCCCCAACGTGAGTACAATATCCGCCGCCAACAGATGATGGAGGGGGCCAAGCGCAGTGCTCGCAAGCTTCTTTTTGAGGCCAACACCTTTGCCGATGAGCAGGAGGCCCTCAAAGCCCTCCAATCTTCCAAGGACATGGAAGCTGCCATGGTGACGGACCTTGGCAGGCCCCCCGTGATGATGGAACAGCAAGACCTCAACCCGGCCATATACAATGACATTCCCGCCCTTATGAACGATTATCGAATTATCAGTGGACAGACTGGGGCAAAATTGGGCAACCCCGACTCAGACACGGCCACTGAGGCCAGCTTTGTGGAGCGGGCCAGCCAGTTGCGTGACTCCGACCTTCAAAAAGATGTGGTGCGTTGGTTGCGTACCGCGGGCCAAAAGATGTTTCAGCGGGTTAGGGCCACCCTCACCCTTGAGATGTGGGTCAACTTGCGAGGCATGGATGATCGTCAAATTACCAACTTTATGGTCTCCAGCTACAAGATTCCCCCCGATATGGTGGAGCTGTTTCCGTCTCTCAAAGAAGGCATTGTGCATCGGTTTGGACAAGAGCGGCCTTTCAGGGTGGATCGCAACAAGCTCCAGTTTGAAGCCGACATTGACATCATACCGGGCAGCACGCGGCCAAGATCGTTGGCCGTTGAGCGTTCCCAGTGGCTTGAGTTCTTGCAAATCATAGCTCAGGCCCCGCACATTGCCCTATCATTCGAACTATTGAAGGAAACGGCCAAGAAGTTTGAGTTCATTAGCGATCGCACCGTGGAGGAAATCCACATGCTGGCCATGCAAATGATGCAAATGCAGGCCAACCAAGCTGGCCGTGGGGGTGCGGGCACGGCAAGCCAGAACACGCCCGGCACGGAAAGCCAAGATGCCAACGCACTGCTTTCTCAGGTGGCTCAAGGCTTCGAACAGGCACAGTGAGGTGACTTATTCCGCTTTATGAATGGCAATGTGAGTGCGGTCACTCCGAAGAGGTGATAGCTCGGGTGGCCGACAGGGATTTTCGACCCGAGCATGACTGCGGGGGCAAAATGCACAGGCTTCCCGGCGGCAAGGGGTTGCTTTACTTCGAGGAAGGGCGTACTAGGTATGTTGAGGCGTTTGGACAGTCTGTTTCTAGCTCTGAGCAAGAGCGCAAACTCATGAAACAGCATGGCCTCACTCCTGCCGGAAGGGGCGTGCCTGCCGGTGTCAAAGCCAATCCCAAGAGCGAGGCCATGAAGCGGTATCTGAGCAAAGATCAGAAAGGACGGTGGATATGAGTTTGCGAGGTTGGGAAGTTCTCACCTGCATATGTGGATCAAAGCACTTTCTGCTGCTCCATGAGATTAGCTGGCATGAGCAGAACGGCACTTCGATCAAACCTCACGGCTACCAGTGTGCAGGATGCCGCAAAACCATTGCCACGGCTGAACTCATTGGCCGGGCCAAAGATCGTCATTTAAGATCGCAAATTGAGGAGTTGGAGGCGCAGCGTGGATGACCTTGTGTACATTGCGGCCCTGCTTGAAAAAATAGCCTACAATACCCAAAGCGGCCCGCTATCATATGAGGATTACATAGAGAGGATTAAGGTTCATGCCAGCAGTCAGCAGCCTACAGCAACGGTTCATGGGGATGTGTGCACATGCCGACCACCCACCGGCGAAATGCCCAAGCCGAAGCGTCGCAAGGGAATTTTCAAGAAAGCCTAAAGGTGGGCTCAAAAAGGGCTCTCTCCGCAAACGAATGGCTGGCTCATAAAGCCAACCTGCGGGCCATCAAAAACGAATTAAAGCGCACGGAGCGGGAACGCCTCAAGCTCCACCATAAGCTCCAGCGCATTTCGCGCATCATCTGTTCGAAGTAACAAAAAATCGGGTACAGCGGTGTGCAATCAAATCCGGCTGACCCATGGAGGAGATATGTTTGAAATTTTTTGGAGGTTGCTATTTTCCCAGGTAGGGCAAGTGCCCACCGATGGCGATAATGGCGATCAG